ACAAGGTAGTATTCTGAGTGTACAGGTTACCTTGTGATTTGGCAATCGGAGTGTTAACTACCATAGACTGTAATATGGTATTCAATCGATTCCATGCGGCAACCAAATAAACTTCTTGACCAGTTATAGTATTATAGCCAGTTTCAGAAGATACAAATTTAGCATAATAAGATATGACATGATCAAATGTCATCGAATTTCCGCCATACAACATGTCATAACAGATAGCATCTACAGCATAACCTACGTTATTCTGATAAGTCACTGCTGAATAGTTAGGAATATTTTTAACTACATAGTTGACATTTAAGTAGGCAGTAATTTCTTGTTGGATGAAAGTTCTGTTGGCCTGGATAATAGCAACGGCATTCTGCTGTCCAGTAGTACTCGATGGTCCTGCTGGATATGAGATCGACGGCGCGGCACTTGCAACCTGTTGGTTAAGTAAATTAACAATGTTTGTAAAGCTATTGATTACTCTAGTTTTAGCTGCCGGAGTATTCGCTACATTAGTCAATGCCTGTACTAGGCTACTAGCATAGGTTACACTAGCTAAAGTTGTTGTGAACTGAGTAGTTTGGTAAGCATACGAATCTGCTCTTAGATATGCTAAACCTGCCTTGACAGTTTGATAGTTACTACCAAGTGCCATGTCGTATAGTACCGCATCGATATTTAAACCAATATCACGAGTCAGTATACTGTTAGTGTAGGCCGCCTTAGCATTGTATGGGGTTTGTGTATCTAGTACTAGTACAACGCTAGCTGTTGCGGCATTGAAACTAAGGATGTCATCAACTTGATATCGATTACCTTGTATATAGAATGCACAAGGTGGTTGAGGAGCACGTATATCAAGTCCGCTTGATACACCAAACACGATTGTACCAGATGGAGTTGCACTTGCACCGCCGCTTACTGTTACAGTATAGTTAATGTTGTCACTAGTACTTACACCAGTAACAGTTTGTCCAGCAGTAAATGATCCTAAACTATTTACAACCATGCCGTTAGTAATAGTTCCAACAACATTGTTAACAACAATAGTAGTACTTGTGCCACCACTTACATATGTACCAGTAGCACTGGTAGTACCTTGTACTGTTACATATAATCCGTTACCACTAGTAGTTGACACTGGAATACTAAAGTTACTACCCGTGCCTCCTATATTGGTGTTAGCACAACTTACTAGATCACCGACAGTATAACCTGTTCCCGAACCTGTGATGATAACGTTGACGTTTACAACTTTACCATTAGTAACTGTAATTGTAGCAACTGCACCACTACCAGTACCACCAGTTAGTGGCACATTAGTATAGGTAGCAGTACCACTTGTCGGTGTATACGCACTACCCTGTTGGAAATAACTAGCTGATACTGTAGTGCTAGTATTGAATCCTGTAATTGCACCATATGAGATACTTGTAATAGTACCGCGTAGACGTCCAGTAAATCCGTCAACAAACTGTCCACCTGCAAATGTTTTTGCATTGATCGATCTAGAGAAACTAGACGCAACTTGTCCGTAAGGTGATTTGGTTTTGATCTGACCTTCTGGATCAAGTACCATGGCAAATCCGCCATGTCCTTGGAATGTCATGTTACTGATACGTACTTGGTCGTTACACAAGAACACGTCCATTAGCTTATTGTTCTTAGCTTGACTTGTAATGTCTAATGGATTAGTCAAATAGTGGCGACCATAGTTAATAGTGCCGTACATATGCCATGTACCAGTAGCATAGGTTCCGATAGTAACAAATGGGTTGATAACTGTACAGTTGGCCACGTTGTTGGCCACACTGGTAATAACAGCACTACCGTTAGTACCGTCACCGGCAGTAATAATCTTACCAATGTAACTACTTTGTATGTATACTGAACTTGGAAGTGTAATCTGGATAGAACCGGTATATCCGCTAACATTAGCTGTAGTGCTTGCGAACGGACTATTAGCCGCATAGTCATAGGTAGTATCTAAGAAACCAATTTGATTAGCATCGATAACTGCATCGCGATAGAAGAATACCTTTCTCCATGGACTTTGACTAACTTGATCTTTTGGTCGAATAATTGTACGGCGGAACTCATCACCCTTGATACTGGTGTTACGCGGTAGGCGGATCGGATAGTCTTCTAAATAGATACCGCTTTCAACAAAGATTGTAATATTAAGTTGATTAACTGTTTCACCGAAGTCAATTTGCTCACCGGAGGTAAACAGCAATGGTTGAGTTAAGCGAAGTTGTATAAGATCCTGTCCAGATATTGCACTTGGTACATAGTTTACTATTAGACCAGTAGCGCCAGTGTTTGCACCTACTAGAGCTTTTGCAGGAATAATGTGATTTTGACCAGCCTTACCTTGGTCGACGCTGGTCAATCCGCCGTTGTTAAAATAGATACTCCAGATACCTGTTCCATATGACGGAGTAGGAGCAGAACCAATACCGTTATCAATAATGCTGATAATGGTATCCATGTTGTTGCTAAAGTCAGTGACGGCTTGTGAGGCAGAAGTATAACCAGCATTAAAATATTGTGAATAGCTATTTTGATATCTAGTAGATGTTGTCTGATTCAAACACTGTATACCAACAGATTTTGCATAGACTAGAGCATCTCTAGTCTGTACGTACTGTGAACCGATAGCTAGTAGTGCGCTGGCATTTCGATAATAGCTTTTACCAGCATTGATAGTTTGATATGTGCCACCTACGATCAAGTCAATAGCCATTGCTTGGATGATGTAACCTACGTCACGTAAACAAGTAGCTTGGTTGTAACTGAATCCACCTTTATAGGTGGTATCTAAATAGACAAGAGTAGTATTACTGATTGTTATTTCGTTTGGCGCAATGGCAGTTCTTGCCGCTTGTAGGGTAGCACTATAGCTAGTTAGTGTAGGCTGAACAATATTCGGAGCAGTTCCGCCAGCTAGAATACTACTAACAATAGCAAAGTAACCGTCAAGACGACTAGCACCATTAGTACCATTAGTTAAACTACCATTAGTATATTGTGTATTTGTTGAGCTTATTTGGCTTAGGTAATTTGGCGATACTGGCGAGTTTAAAATAATTAAAGCAACGTTATTTCGCATGCGGGTAACTGCGGCATTAGTTGCTGGGTTAGTATTAGGGAATAGATTATTAGCCGCTGTTACTGAACCGAAGTTAGCATTACCACCTCCATAGACTGTATCATATAGGATACCTTCAAGGATGTACTGTAGTTGTCTACGATATTCAACAGTATCTGAAATAGCGTTATAGGTACTTGAGTATGAACTCTTAACTAGACCAAGTGCATCATCAACTAGGAACGCAAAGTTATTTTTTACTAGGGTAACAGCATTTTGAATACCACTGTCTAACCCGCTAGGGAATGTGTAAGTTGGAACTGTTCTTGTTGCGATGCCGTTGTTTAATAAATTTTTACTTAGGGTGAACAAGCTAGTAATACTATCAAGTGTTGTTTGATCAGTAATTACAGGGAAGTTAGCATTTTCATAACTAACAGCATTAGCGGCATAGGTAGTTGCATTATTTAGAATGTCACTTCTAATACTTAATAGTGTCGAGTCAACACCGGTAGTACCTGGTTGAACCACACTTACAGCGGTATTGTAATTGATAATACTGACCAAACTAGCAATGTTTGATGACACACTAGTGCTAACAGTACTACCGCCAGTTAGTGTAGTATTTTGATATTGGATGATACTCAATTGATATTGAGTAGTCAACGATGTGTTTGTAATGATAGCCTGAGCTAGAGTGTTTACATAGTTGTAAGCATCTAGAGTAGCCGTTAATTCACTAGCGGCTATTTGACGAGTAACGCCATTCCAGTAGGCTTTGGCAGCGGCTACAGTAGCAGTATTACCACCATACATAATGTCATATACTAATGCCCAGATAATATACTGTACATCACGCTTACATTTAGTTTGGCTATAGGATAAATTAGGATAGTTTGCACCTAAAAATGCAACAACTTCGGATTGAATAAACGTAACGTTGTTTAACAAAAGATCTCTGGCACTAGTTTGGCCAACGGATGTAGTTCCTGTGATTGAACTAAACGTAGGAGTAGATACAGCGCCAGTGATCAGCGCGGCTTCAATGGCGGCCACACTATTACTGATTCGCGCAGTTGCAGTAGTATTCTGACCAGCTAGAGTTGATATTGAGAAGCGACCGGTTCCACTCGCTGTACTAGTTAACGGTAAATTTAAAATTACGACAGTGCCGACTACTCCACTAACAGTTGAACCGCTAGTTATACCAGTACCTGTTACTAGTTGTCCAGCGGCAATGCCCGAAGCATTAGACACGATGATAGCATTAGTACCAAATATAGCACTACCTGTTACTGGCGCACTGTTAGACTGCGACAATGATATTACATTACCGCTAATGCCGGTTACAGTAGCTCCTGACCCAATACCGGGCCCTGCAACAATCATACCTGTTACAATGCCAGTAGGAGAACCTACGGTAACTACGTTACCATTTAATGCACCGCTAACTGTAGTTGTTACAGCACCGTTTGAAATAGTCGGTGTTGCCTGTAGACCTAAAATGTTATTACCTAGATTAGTTAATATAGCATTAATTTCAGTAACTGACAAGTTAGTGTTTGCATTGGCAAACAGTAGAGCCTGTTGCGAACTGTTGTAGGTTGAGTTATAAATTAAATCGTAGCATAGTGCATTAATTACGTTAGTGATATAAGCACTAGTATTAGCACTTAGATAGCTGTAATTAATAATATTTTTTCTGATATATTCGATAGCATCGACAGTCTGTGCTAGACTAGTAGCACCGGTAGTCGCAACTATGCCGGTTGTCACTCTAGTTGTGTTATAGGTACTTCCGACTACAAGGTCATAGGTTACGCCGTCAATTAAATTGATAAAATTAGTTTGATAGGCACTTTTGTTGTAGCTAAAACTGTTTACATATTTGTTATTGATATAACTAACAACTTCGTTTTGAATAAATGTTTTGTTATTTTCTAGTAGTGCTCTAGCATCTGGGTACCCAGGAACGGCACTGTTACCGCCGGTTAGTGTCGGTGTACCTTGAATAGTAGAAAAATACTCGTTAGCACCAATGGTATAGCTAACACGTTGACGATATGGCCCTGGCTCAATTTGTGCAAGATTCTGTAGGCCTTCTGCGGCCAAACATGCAGCCTTGATACTGCTATAAGCATATTGCCAAGCACGGCCTTGTTTCCCTGCCGGACTTTTCTGTTGTAGATCGTCACCGCTAGTAGTTACAAACAAGTTAACATTACTTGAATAGGTAGCTTGGTCAACATAGTACTTGGTTGCGGCTGTACGATTAGTAGCGTCTTGCGGACCTGTACCAGTAACAGGACTTGGATGATCATTAAGTACTAGCGCACCCGTCATTGAATCACCGCCACGGTATACAGTGTCTTTGCGTTGCATAGCTTCGCTAGATACATAGTTGCTGGTTAGGGTAGCATCATAGTCCGGGTCAGTGATCTGCGGAACGCTAGGCTGACTTCTAACACGTAGTGCTGTTGATACTGACGCAACGCTACTGCCGCTTAGGCTAGTAGTTGTAGTTAATGGTACATAGTGAGTGTCGGCATAACCCTTATTAATTACTAGATCGTTGACAGTGATGCTAGTACCCCATAGGGTGTTAAAGGTATTAACAATATTTTGATCTGGATTCGGAACGTTACCAATAGCAAATCCGTTAGCATTTAACGGTGCAATTAATTTTGGTTGATTATCGTTTACAAGTCCTGATGGATTCGCTGAAATCGTAACTACTGAGTTATTAGTAACATCGATGTTGATGTTTGCACCTGGGTTCAAAGTACGAGCAGTAAGCGCACTGCCCGTAGTGTTACTCATGATTATTTGGCTATTACCATAAGAAGTAGGAGCATCAGACAAGTTAGTAAAACCAATCTTACCGCCTGCACCAAACACAGCATAAATTTCAGTAAAATTAGAATTTACTTTGCGGAACGATTCGCGTATACTGTCACCAGTTCCGTCATTACCTTGTACACCAATATCAATTAGTTGTTGTGACATTTATATTAAACTCCAAAACTTGAACCGCAACCACAGGTTGTAGTTGCATTAGGATTCTTAATGACAAATTGACTGCCCATTAAGTCCTCTTTATAATCTATTTCTGCGCCCTGCAGATACTGCATACTCATGCTATCGACTAATACCTTCCATGCTCCGCATGGAACTTCAAAATCATCTTCATTCATAGCATCATCAAATGTGAATCCGTAATTAAACCCACTGCATCCGCCGCCTTGGACGAATGTACGTAATGATAACTTGGGGTTATTTTCTTCTGAAAGTAAATCTTGTATTTTTACTCTTGCGGATGGTGTTAGTGTAATCACAATAGGCCCTCGATATGATATTTATCAATACCATTTTATAACCTTAATGTAAATACAACTATGTATATTGCGTGTGAATACGAAAGCAAAACGCACTATCGTACCAGCAAGTACGGTACTGTACACACTTTTCTTAGAAAAAAGACAGTGTTGTTGTTCCAATGCGACTGCTGTCAAGGCTTCTTTAAGCGTGACAAAGGCAATATGGATCCCAAGCGATTAAACAACAACTACTATCATGTGTGCGGTAATTGTGATGCTAAGAAGTTTGCTCAGGAAAAGGGAGTAGAAGCCCGTAGAGTTTGGGATATGCCAGTGAGTAGTCTTAAGACAATAGACCAATTCTAGAACCGATTAAATTCCAGTTCATGATCTTCCAGATATTATTGAGATAATCTTTTTTATCAGCTTGATAATCTAACGCCCAGGCATGTTCCCACCAATCGACTAGGCAAATAATATCCATTTTTACCTGATGATTTTTAATTGATTTTATACTGCCGTCTCTGGCCAAATACACCCAACCCGAGCCTTGTATTTTCATCGCTTCTTTTTCAAATTTTTCTTTGAAATTTTCAAAGTCTTTAAAATGCTTGTTGATAAAATTTAGTGCTATCGCAGTGGGTTGATTACTACTAGAAGGACTTTGAAATTGTCTGAAGTAAATGTCATGCAAAAATGCACCCGCTTCATTAAAGTCCGGGTCGCCGTCTCCCTTATTATATCGGTCAACATAACCTTTATATAATTCGCCATAATGATAATCTAAAGTAGCCTTGCTTTTTACAGGTGCTAGTGCTGTCCTGCTATAAGGTAACGGAGTTTGCTCTAGTGTTTTTGGCACTGATCCCTCATTGAGGGTTACATGCTTAATAAAGTTGTACATAATGATATTTATCGGAATAAATAATCGACAGGAGATTTAACTATGTTACATCACATTAAAAAACTATTCGGTATTAAACCTAAGGCAGTAGAAGCAGAAGTTCCATACAAAGTGGAAACACCTGCTCCAGTAGCTGAACCAAC